TCGCGCTCTGGACTTTCCACCATTCTTGAGAGTTTTGTTGCAATAGCAATAAGTGCCAATTCAGATGGGTCTCTGAGCTGAATACCGAGTGCTCTTGCGATTTTGTAAATGCGTAGAAAATTGTGCCTCGGGTCTCCATACTCAATCCCTCGGTCGAATAAGGTAGCACCAGCTTCTTCAAGCCATTCATTTAATGACTTCTGTGTATCGGACACTTGACCTGCCTCTCTTATAGCCTTCATTAAAAGCTTTGGCTTTGGCTGAAGTAAATAAACTCCAGATATAAAGGCCGATAAATGGAACTCCAATGATTATTCCTATTACTGCTTCATCAGATAAATTAGGCAACATCCGCGCTCACCCCATATTTATCAAGCCAATATGCAGAGATTTCAGCCTTAGATAAACGGCCTCTAAGTTGTTTCTTACCCATCCGCTCTTTAGCGAATCGTCTGATTATTGATCCCTTAACCCAATTTGTCTCATCAGTCCAAGCCCCTGCTTGAGAATCAAATCGAATAAGAGCTACTTTATTTATCATTTTGCTCCCGTTCTGTAATCCCTAAATGGATTAACGGGCTAAATGTATTTGATTAAATCTATTTAGACCAGCAATAAGTCGGCGAGTCGTATATCTAAAAACCCAGCAAGTCGCTCATTGGTGGTTTTGTTGCCGAAGTCAGTAGTTATAGGCAACCGCTTCAAAGCCCACTCAGGCTCGATTAGAGCCCCTAAATCAAATTGATAGACCCCGTGAGGGGTTGAATTGATATAAAGGGTCTTAGCGCCCGTTCTAGCCCTTATATCGGCCAGATAATCCCACTTCTTCTTCTCAATCATCAAAGTATCATAATGAGTCCTACGGCATTTGAGCTCAATATAGGAATTGTGGGTAATGCCATCTGCTCGGTCGGTCGCTGATAGGGGCGTCAAGTCTGGATAAAGCGACTTGAGAGCCTCAAAGAGCTCAACCTCTCGGAAGTAGATTAGTTGTCCTCTTCTCCATCTTCCCAACCAATCTTCTTAATTGGGTCATCGGCAGGGACTATCCAATCGGGATAAGAACTACGATCCATAGCAAAGGCCAAGGCAGTGCCTTCATCCATTCCTGCTCTGCGACAAGCTTTATAAACTTCATTGGCAGCAATAGCCCAGAAATCAAGCTTTGTTAATGGGGTTTCTTTAGTAGTCCTGCGTCTCTTCGGACGCTTGACTGGCTTCTTACTTACGCGCTTTCGCGTTGCCATTTCTGACCCCTTTCGCTAGGGCCAATTCTAGCTGAGACTCCATTTTATCAAGGCGCGACACTATTGGAATATTCTCCAATTTAATTATGTAGCGAAGGCCAGCAATCAGTAGAGCAATAGATCCCAATACTGAGGCAACTAAGGTTGCAAGCTCAGGTGCTGGCATTACTTGACTCTGCCGTAACGCTCATAATTTGGGTTGAGCCAATTGATGATGCTAGGCAAGACTGATACGAGAGCTGCATTGGCAATTGCATCGACATCTAGGCCGACTGCTAGATAAGTCGCTAGTGCCGTTGCTAGGAATGTCTTGGCCCAGCTCTCTGCCATTTTCTTTAGGTCGCTCATTAGCTTCTCCTTCTAGGTTGAAAAAACTGCCATCTTTGTCTCCCAAAGTTGTAAATGAAATATGGAAATGCGACCGGTGCGGATTAGCGCCTTTATAAGTTCTGCGTTTCCACCCCAGTATCGGACTCATAATCTTTCCATCAAAAATAATATAAGCAATTCGCTTATCGCCCTTTTTGGCTAACTTGCGAATCTTCTCCACTAAAGCGTAAGCCTCTTCTTTGTGACCTGATAAATCAGCATCAATATCTAAAGCTCTAACGATTCCTGACTTAGCGTCTGGAATATGGTCAGAAGTGCCTTTTGCAAGATGCCGAGAATCAGCAATCCAGCCATCAGACTTCCTATCGCGATCAGGATAATCGTCATCGATTTGCTCCCGAAGTTGAATTCCTGCTGCGCATAATTTAGGCATATTAGTTATTTAGCACAATCCCTCAAGATTATGCTAGGAGCAGTTTAGCTTCGTCTGTACTAATGCCTAATTTGTCCAACAATGCCTGTCGCTTGGCTTCTGCTTCGGATTGCTTTATTGCTAATTGGGCTATTTTTTCTTCAGCGCGTTTTACTTCTTCAATCTGATCATCAGTATAATCGCGCCAAATTTCTTCGCCAGTAATCGTATCTACAATTTTTTCTTTATACATAATTAGGCCGCCATTCCATAGACATAAACAGTTCCATTATCAAGATTGCCCGTACTGCTAACAATTGAAATTGATGTTACTGCCGCGCTCAAAGTATAAAAACCGCCATAACCATAACCTTTATTGCCAGTTCCACCACCAGTATTTGCCATTCCGCTAGAAATAAATGATGTCACACCAGAAGTAGAATTTGTGCCAAATAAATGAACAAAGCCAGAAGCTTGACTCGCAGCATTATTGCTCATCAATGCAATTGGAATTAAATTAGTATTGAGTGCTTCGTCGCGAGAGACACCAGTAGTACTCCACTCAGTTCCAAAATAAGAATAATTATTGCCTGTGTCAGTATTGATGCGAAATGAAATTGTGGCTGAAGCGTTTACCGAACTAGCATTTGAAATTGCAATGAAAAGAGCTTGTTGATTACTGATACCTGATACAGTAACTGTCGCTGCTCCCGTTAATGCTGTCCCGCCTGCATTTATCAAAGTATAAGATTTCAAACCGCCACCAGCAGCGCCCCATTCTGGAGCAGTTGCGCCTGAATTGACTTTTAGAACCTGTCCAGCAGTTCCAATTCCTAACCTTGCTACTGTGTCAGCTGCCGTTCCGTAAAGTAAGTCCCCAGCAGTAGTAATTAAATCAGTTGAACTGTTTGTAATAATTGGAATTGGGCCAGTTCCAGAAGCCACCGAAATACCTACTCCAGCTTGGACTTCAGTTATATCTCCGACATTTGGAGTAACCCAAGTGTAATCAAGGTCTGTGTTTGAATTCTTTGATAAAACTTGACCACTTGTCCCACCTTTTAGATCAAGCAATGAAGTATCAATCCCATTGCCTAAAGTGCGAATGGCAGCTGCGCCATCCTTTACTAAATCTGTATCAGCTGGGGTCGTCCAGCCGAAATTACTTGTCGTTGGCATTTATTCTCCTATGCAACTATTGTAGCGTTAAGCCAGTCCAAAGTAGGGCTGATTGTATTCCAAGTCTCAGTCGCTGGGACTGAGTTCCATCTGAACGCCTGAAGGCTGAAAGCGATAGGCGAGACATTTAGAGTCAAGTTAAGTTGATTCAAGCTGGCAGTCCAAGTCCATCCTTCGACAAATCCTTGGAATTCTCCACCGACCATATTGGCTGGCAGGTTGATGATATTAAGAGGCTGGCCCATAAATACGCCAAGAAGGTTATCTCGGTCTGAATTGTCTATTTCAGCGCTGGCTATTGGAAAGGTTATTTGCCTTAATTGAAATTGAGGATAAGCGCGGATAAGTAGGTAGAAGGCTGCTTGAGCATTGGCATCGCCTTGGTTGCGAAGTGTGGTCGATATGGTAGAGGCGAGAAGGCCATATTCAGATATTGATGCCAAATCTTCATCTGTTACTTCTGCCCCTGAAGTTCCATATCCAATAGTTATAGAATTTCTAACATCGCCAGCTCTTTTTACAATTGAAAGTCCGGGGCCAATAGAATGATTTCCGTCTAAGTCAACATAGCCATTAGTTGCTAGGTATTGCGATCTATGCGTTGAATCTGCATAACCAATTCGGCCTTGATTATCCTCATATAAATATCCAAGTCCGCTAGTAGCAAAGCGAGAAGCTAGGTTATAAACTGTATCGTTAAGATTATTTTCAGAATGAAGTTCATAATCTCCTGGGGTATCAATCTCACCCAATCCGCTATTTTCTGCATCCTGCCATTGAACAGCTGGATCATATCCTGCCCAAGTCTCGGCAGCTGGCACTTCATTCCATTGGTCAAATAGAACTGTGCCAAGTAATTCTTCAATTCGGTCGCCATCAAATTGATGGGCAAAGTTGCCAACATAGACAGCCCTAGCAAGTCTTGCTAAAGCTCCTACTGCTGTTATCTGAATTCTTTGGCTTGTTGCTGTTGATCCTGAAGTCTGAACTGTGATGCCTAAGTCAGTAATAAAGCCGCCAAATAAATTTACATAAGTGCCAGTTGAATCTTGGACTTCTATTGTGACTGCATCGTTAATTTCATAAGGAACTGATGCCTCTGCGGTTTCGATTAAGTTTAGGTTGCAATAGCCAGCAATCGGCTGCGAGTAAATATCGGTGCGACCAGTGCTAATGGTCAATCCGCTTAAAGTGGCGCCAGTAACTGTTGAGCCATTTACTTTGACTCGATAGACGGGAGTCCAAAGGGTCATATTGTCAGAGTGTCTAGTGAGCCAGTTCTTGACTGACTTTCATTAAGAGCTTGAATAACTGATCTAGTAAAGCCTTCAGAATCTATCGCAGATGGAGCATTGACATTTATAGTTATGCCTTGATTAGCGGTGCTGGTGGTAGTAATGCCAGCTTTACGATCTTCAATGCGTTTACGAATAGCAGCTGTTTCTTCTTCTAGTTGCCTTCTTCTTGCAATTGCATCTAAATATTGTTGAGAAGGAACGAAAGGTATAGTAGGAGCAAACGGATTGGTAAAATTACCTCCACCCCCATCTCCTTCGTCACCAGTATCATCTTCGCCTGTAGTCAAGAAATTAGCATTACCAAAAGGATTTAATTTGCCAAGATTGCTTAATGGATTGTTTTTTATAAAATCTACTATTTTTTTATAGGCATTATATATA